CGGCGGGGCCCCGGAGGCCCTCGGAGGGGCGATTCCGAAGCCCGAGGGGGCGCCCCCGGAGGCCGGGGCGCGGGGGCGGCGCCGGAGACGGCCCCGAGCGATTACGCAACGTCGGTGTTGCGAAAATCCCGGAACTCGATATGTGAGCTTCGTCTCACTTTCCGAAATCGGGACTAAAGTCCCAGCTCGAGGAACCATGTGAGCAATCTCACACTCGGAGGGGCTCTCGAGCAACCATGTGAGAAACATCACAATGTGAGATACATCACGCTCGAGGGGCTCTCGAGCAACCCTGGAAAATACATTTTGTGAGTTGGGACGCACTCGCTCGGGCGGGTCTCCGACGCCGGCGTCGGCCCCGAGCTCCCGTGTGCGCAGTCGGGCCCGGAGTCCGCCGCGCCGAAGGCGCCCCGAGCGACGATGGAAATGCGACGCACACCACGCTGTAGAGGCTTGACAGCGCCGCTCGACTGTGCGAAGATGGATACATCGGAACGAAGACAGAGAGAAAGGAAACTCCGATGACCGCGAAGCACCCCTACAGCCAGGCCCTGGCGACGTCGCTCACCGAGAAGCTCGGAGGCTTCGCCTTCGTCCTGCCCGACGGCGCAGTCCAGGCCGATACCCCCGACGGCGCCCTGACCGTCTACGCCGACGGCTCCGTCCGGGTCCGCGAGTGCGGCGAGACCGAAGCTTGGCCCACCCTCCGGAGCGCCGTCGCCGATTGGGGCGCGGCAGTGTGAGCCACCCCGCTCCGGAGGGGCTCGACAGCCCCTCCGGAGGCCCGCTGGAATGGAGACATCGGAACGAAGAGGGAAAGGAACCCCGATGAACGCCCGGAAAGCCGCCGACGCCGTCGTTCGGCGCCTGGAGGCCGCGACCCCCGTCTACGGCGTCTCCGAGCGAGGCTGCAGCCTCGCGGACGGCCGCAGCTTCATCGTCGACGCCCCGCTGGAGGGCGACGTCGGGATCGCCCCCGGTGTGCGCGCCTGCGAAGGCGGTCAGCGGCTCCCGGAGGACCTCGAAGCCGAGCTCCGTGTGCGCGACGGCGTAGGCGGGCGGGCCCGGTGAGGCGCTTCTGGGCCGCCGTCTCCGTCGCAGCCGGCCTCCTGGCCGGCTGGGGCGCCGGCGAAGGCCGGGCCCCGAGCTGGGACGCCTACGCCGGAGTCCGGCCCGAGCCGACGGTACTCGGCCTCACAGTGACGCACATCGCGGACATCGGGCTTGACACCCCCGCCGACGCCCGCTAGACTGGAACCATCGGACAACGAGAGAAAGGAAACCCGATGCACACCACCACCACCACCACCACCTTCATCCCCGAGATCGACGTCCCGGACTTCGTCGCCAGCCTGAGGGCGGACCGCGAGCGCCAGCGAGCACGACGCCGGAGCCGCCGCCGGAACCGCGGATGGGAGGCCTGAACGATGACCTGGCTCGACTTCGCACAAGCCGTCTGGGACGCCTTCTACGGGCTCATGTCCGCCTCCGAAGAGCTCGTGGAGCGCCTTCCGACGCCGTTGCAGTGCTTCTTCGACTGGTGTTAGCCATATCACACCGGAGGCCGCTGTCGAGCGGCCTCCGGGCCGACTGGACTGGAGATATCAGGACGACAGAGAGAAAGGAAACCCCGATGACCGACCGTTACCTCGCCGCCGTCTCCGACGCCGACCTCCTGGACGCCGCCTCCGACGCCCTCGCGGACGCGGGATGGAGCCTGGACGAAGGCCGAGAGCTGCCTTTCGAGGCGGACTGCCGCTACGATCCGGAGGCCGCCTTCGAGGTCGACTCCGAGTGGAGCGGGATCCAGGCCGACGCCGTCGGCAGGCTCTGGGACCGGCTCTCCGACGAAGAGCGGGTGGAGCTTTGGCTGCACGACTGCGCGGGGCGGGACCCCGTCGACCCCGTCGACGCCGAGACGGTCTGGGAGCGGATGGAGGCCGCCGTGCTGGAGCGGCTCGGGAGCGTCTGCGAGGACACGGGCGCCTCCGTGACGGAGGCCTGCACCCGAGCTCTGAGGCTGACTTCGGCCAAGGCCCTGGCCCGGGCGCTGGGCCTGTACGAAGTCGCCCGAGCGGATGCCCGGAGGCACTGGGGCAGGCCTTCGAGGGTGCGGACCTTCGACGTCGAGCACGGCGCCGTGGTGGTCCGGAGCGAAGGCGGCGCCGTGGAGGCGAGGCTGAAGCCGGCCTTCGAGGAAGGCGACGACGAAGGCGCCGTCATCGTGGAGATGCTCGGGGACGCGCTCCGCGAAGTCGGGCTCGACTGACGTTTCACGTGAAACGGACTGGGGCCGCCGCCGAAGGCGGCGGCCCGGAGAGGGAGGTGCTAATGAGAATCAGTATCACTAAGATCTGGGTTGGAATAGTCGGACTCATGTACGCGGCGTGGTTCGTCTGCGTCGTCGCCGAAGCGATAAGTTACCCTACGGTAGGGTAGGTAATACAAGTTGGAGTGGTGAGAGAAGTAGCCCCTAGGACTAACGTCCTAGGGGCTACTTGTGTTTTTGGTGGGAAAAGTTGGAATTTTTGGAGGGGTGGGTCGATTTTCATGGGGGGACCCAACCGCATACATTGAATCGAATTTTCCGTTACTGGAACATCATACTGCGGTATGATCGCTATAATAGGACCTGTGCACGACATAGTACTCATCGCCGACCACCTTTTAGGGGCGCCAGCCGTAGGCTTAGGCGCACTTATAACCGCTATTGCGACGCTTTATACGTCATTGAAGACCAATAGAAAGGTCCTTAGCGTAAAACAGGACATGGAAAACAACCATGGGAGCTCTCTAAGGGACGCCGTAGACCGCATAGAGTCCAACACCCAAACCCTGACGGACCTGGTCCACGCGCACACCCGTCAGCTGGACGAGATCCAGTGTGCTGTGCGCAGACACGACGACGAGTTGAAATCGAGGCACGCCCGACCCGCGGAGACCCGCGAACCAGACAGCGCACCCCCTTGTGCGCCTATGTAAGATCTACGATGAGGCCCTCCCCCGCCGACTACGACCCCCTCTCCCTCCACGCGACGGGCTACCCGCCTCGGGGGTGGTATGGTTCTAGGCATGGAAGAGAGCTACCACGACAGAACGGAGAGTTTCACGTATGCAGCGGAGGACGCTTACACGGCGTACACGAAGCGGGAGCCGGGGAAGATGCCTCTGGACAACCGGAGCGCCGCGGTGTTCGAGGAACGCTACCGGCCTGCAGCCCGTTCCTTGTGCGGCTTCAACCCGCCGTTTCCGACGCGGGACGGTGCGGCTGTTTCGAGGGGCGAGGCTAACGACGAGATCGAAGAGTTCAACGCGCATTTGGACGCGCTGCAGTCCCTGATCGATGCGGCGTGGCGCACCGTGCCGGGCAACGACGACCCGCTTCTGCGCGGCTACCCCGACGCTGTGCGCCATGTGGACGAGGGCTGGGTGGAGTTTCGTCTGCCGTACCGAGACTCCCCCCCTGTGCGCATAGAGCAGGGCGAAGGCTACGACTTTGCGAAGCGACGGAGGATTCCGGCGCACAGTCCCCGGCCCGACAGGGCTGCTTTCGTGCCGTATACTGAGGTGAAGGCTCTTCTCATTAACGGAAAGGAGACGGATGACGCAGGCTGACGTGCAACGCAACGCCATCGTGGCGTGGATGGCGAAGCACGACGGTGACTTCGGCTACACGAACGACTACCGCCGTAAAGACCCGGAGCGCTACGGGTGGGGCGACTGCTCCAGCACGATAGCGCAGGCCTACCGGCAGTGCGCGGGCATCGAAATAGGCGAGCGGAGTTTCAATATAGCGTCGGACCCGGACGCGTACACGGTGGCGTCGGCGACGAGTTGGCGAGATCTGCCCCTCGGCGACCTGAAGCCGGCCGACGTCGTTTGCATGGGCTGGCATAGCGGAGCCTTCGCGGGGCGGATAAGCCACGTGGAACTCTACGCCGGGGGCATGTACACGTGGGGGCACGGAGGCCCGGGCAGGGGCCCGAGGCTGCACTCGCTGTCGGACCGGTCCCTGACGGGCTCGGCGACGATCATCATCGTCAAGCGCTATATTCAAGACGGCAACCAAGACGACAACACCCGTAAAGGAGACGATTTGACACCCGACGAGCACAACATGCTCAGCTGGCTGTATGAGAACATCAAGGTGCCGAGCCAGGGCTTCGGCTACCCCCAGGCAACGCAGAACTCGATTGCAGAGCTGAAGGAGGTTGCGGCCAACCTGACGCAGGCCGTGGAGTCGATGACGGCGACTGTGAACAGGATCGCCACCGATCTGACCGTACCGGGCTACGGCTTCGGCTACCCGGCGGCCTCCCACGCGGCGCTTGAGGAGACGATCAACAAGCTGAACGACATCCAGAACACGCTTGCACGGAAGAAGGAGGATAAGTGACTACGCCCATCGAGCCGACTCCGGCGCCTACGGGACCAAAGCACCTGGACGCCCCGACGCTGACGGACGAACAGAAGGCAGCGGCGTTCGCAGCTGCTGCGCACACCGTGGAGACGGGCGGCCTGCCGCAGGGAGACGGCGGCCTGGCGGACCCGAACCGGAAGAACGCCTACCGCTTCGACGAGCTCGTGCCGACTCAGATACAGCACAAGGCGCGGTCGGTCGTCCGGACGTTCGCGGTGTCCTTGGTTGGCGTGCTAGCGGCATTCGCCGCGAAGGTCGGGCTGACGCTGCCAGCCGACCTGGCGGACACGATCACGGCGACGGTGTGGGGGCTGGTGACCGTGTGCGCACAGTGGCTGCTCAATACGAAGCCCGTGGACCGCTTCCTGCACAGGGTAGTGCCGTTCCTGGCGACAACGCCGAATAAGTGACGCACAGCGTAAGAAGGACCCCCGTCGCGTCCCATTCCGGGAAACGTCGGGGGTCCTTATGTCTTCAGTTTACACGTCGGGTCGGGGCGACTAGCAGATCCAGGTCCTACCCCACAGGCGGCAGGTTCCATACCACCCGGCGAACATCCGCCCGATCAGGTTCCATGAAAACATGTTTTCTCCTCTCTGTTGAGTTACTGTGCGAACCCAGTGTACACGCTGAACGAGCCGTTGTCAAGCCGCAATGAGGTTGATCCGGTGCTGGGTCCATGCGAAGGCGGCGAGGGCGGAGATCGCGCCGAGGGATGTGAAGACGAGGGAGACCCAGAAGACGACGGCGCCGGCTTTGGGGAAGCCGCACCGCGTGACGATGTAGGCGACGAGGGTCCAGAACCCCTGTGCGACGGGGAATGCGACGGGGACGGCGACGAAGTGAAGAAGCATGCGGCGTCCTTTCTCCAGTCCGACAGTTCGATGGTCCGACTGTAACCCGCATACGGGCGGAAGTCAAGTTTGCGCGCACCCGCCTTGCACTGCTAGCGTTCTCATAACAGCCAATACGCCGCACACGAGAGGAGAGACACAATGTTTCACGTGCATTTCATCTGGGCGCAGTCCACGTCCGGGATCATAGGGGTCAACGGGAAGCTGCCGTGGCATGACAGAGGAGACCTACAGCACTTCAAGGACATGACGATCGACAGGACAGTGGTGATGGGTCGGAAGACCCGCGAGTCGCTGCCCCAACGCAGCAAGAAGCTGCCTAACAGGACGAACATCGTGTTAAGCAAAAACATGAAGTCGACCAAATCGATTAAGGCTGTGGCGAGCCCGTACGCGGCTATAGAGCAGACCCTCGCAGAAGGTCGGGACGAACTATGGGCGATCGGTGGGCACGAGACGTTCCAGGCATTCATTAAAGCCCACGACCTCAACAAGATACCCTTCAGGCTGGACGCTTACGTGTCGGTGTTGAACGTGGACGACGAGATCCAGCCGATCACCGCACAGGATGACGTCACCTGGGCACCGACGCTGGACGACCGCTGGGTGCTGCTGTACGACCACATGGCGGGGCCTAGACGGCGCCTGCAGAAGTATGTTAAGGTGTTCAGGTAAGCTCCTTTCTCTCAGGACCCCGCCGGATGAGCGCTATGCCCCGGCGGGGTCTGCTGTGTGCGTGGTAACATTCCTCTTAAGCCTGACTAGAGAGGGAGTTTCATGAGAATCGACGTTCAAACGAGCCGCTTAGCCACTGCTAACGGGTCGATTGCTACGCTTAGCGGCACGCTGCCCAACCTAGACCTGGACGTTGCGCTGGCTGAGGGCGTGAAAGCCGTATACCTGACGGTGTTCGCCAACGCAACAGAGACGAAGGTCGCCTCGCTGAACACGGAGGGCGGCACGTTCTGCGTAACCGTACACACCACGGACGAGCGTCCTACCGTGAAGGTGTGCGATCCGCTTGAAGCGCCGGTGGTGATCCGGTACAGGGGGCTGTGATGGCCGCGCCCAAGAAAACGACGAAAAAGAAAAAGGACCGAGCCACCGCGCAGACCGAGACCGCGGCCAAAGAACTGGTGAAGAACCAGCGTGACCGCTTCGCGATCCAGAAGTCGACTGGCGAGCTGGCGATGGACGACAGGCGGCTGCTCACTCTCGCACAGGCAGGGGCCAGCCCTTCCGATATGTCCGAGGAGCTCGGCCTTCCGGCGGAGACGTGCCTAGCCCGTGTGCGATCCCTGCTGAAGCGCAACGACGTGTGGACGAACCTCGAACGCCAACAGATGTTGATCGCCGACATGTACGACTTGAAGACCCGGGCCTTCAACTTCCTGGAGAAGTGCTTCGAGTCGGACGAGATAGCCGCCCGGCACATCGAGGCTGTCAACAGCGTGCTTAAGCAGCTCGGCGACCGCCTGGACAAGGTGAAGGAGTACAACGATGAGGAAGAGGCCAGGGTGACGAAGCAGCAGACCCGGCTGATCCTCGACCTGGTGGAGGACGCCTGGGAGCGTGTGCGAGTGCACATCTCCAACGCCTACGCCAACAACCAATTACTCGACCCGGAGGCGATGGACGAAGTTTTTTATCAGGCCTTGAAGGAAGCCCATGCTGATCAAAGCTAGCGCGATCGACAGCGCTATCGCCACAGTCAAGGCTCACAGGAGACAGGACAGCTTCAAGTCGGACCCTGTGGGGTGGGCTCAGTACATGCTGGGCACGGACGAGGGGACACTGTGGAGTAAACAGAGGGAGATCGCTCGGGCCGTGGTAGAGAACAACTCGACGGCGGTGAAGGCCGGTCACGGCGTGGGGAAGTCCCGACTGATGGCTGTGCTGATCTGCTGGTGGGTCGATACCCGCTACCCGCACTGCTATGTGATTTCGACGGCGCCGTCGATGGCGCAGGTGCAGGACGTGCTGTGGCGCGAAGTGATGCAGCTGAAGGACATCGTGGAGCGGCGCTTCGAGGAGGGGCTCGTCGACCACAAACTTCCGGGGCGCATCACGATGGACGTGCAGTGGAAGGACGACGTGACGAAGCTCCCGTTGGGACGCGGAAGGAAGCCGCCGGACAACCTGGGCGGGAACTCCTTCCAGGGCATCCACGGAGATGTGCTGGCGATCGGCGACGAGGCCTGCGGGCTCTCGGGCGAGCTGATCGACGCCCTGGCGAACATCACGACGAACGAGGCGTCTCGGCGTGTTCTGATCGCGAACCCCACGGACCCGATGAGCTATCTGGGGAAGATTTTCAAGGAGGAGATGGAGAACTGGAAGCGCATGTCCATCTCGGTCCTGGAGAGTCCGAACTTCACAGGCGAGCCTATGCCGCTGAAGGTGCTGCAGAAGCTCACCGGGCCTTCCTATGTGGAGCAGAAGAAGCAGGAGTACGGGGAGGACAGCGCGAGGTTCAAGGCGCGAGTCCTGGGCGAGTTCGCCTTCGATATCGAGGATTCGCTGATCCTGCCGGGGGACATTGAGACGGCCTGCTTGACGGAGAGGGAGCGGATCGGCCGGCCTGTGCTGGGAGTCGACGTAGCGCGCTTCGGCGCCGACCGATCGGTGGTGTACCTGTGCGTCAACGGGGTTGTGCGCTTCGTGGACTCGTGGGCGAAGACGGATCTGGTGCACAGCGCACAGCGGGTGCACGATTTGGCTCTCAGAGAAGGCGCACACGCTGTGGCGATCGACTGCGACGGCATCGGCGGCGGCATGTTCGACATCCTCAACTCATATGCTAATCGCACCTATGACATTCTGGCTGTGCGAGGTTCCATGTCAAGCCCCGACAGAGGTCGGTGGCACAACTACCGCTCCTACATGTGGGATTCATTCCGATACAGGTGCCGCACAGGGGAGCTGGATCTGGACCCGTTGGACATCGATCTGCATGACGAGCTGTTGTCGGTCGGCTACTCGTATAACACGATGTCCGGCGGGCTTGTCCTGGACTCGAAAGACAAGTTGAAGAAGGACGTCGGCAAGTCGCCCGACTTGGCCGACGCGGCAGTGTATGCTGCAATAACAGACCAGAACATCCGCGATGCCATCCAACAGGAGACTGTATTCTCCGACGCGGGTGACATGATGGATGACGGTGAAGACGGCTACCTAATGGAAATGGGGGAGACTTTTGGATTCAACCGCATACTCGTTTAGCGACGAGGGTATTGCGTTCATCAACGAGGCGCAGAGGTCCTACCTCCTCGACGAGGGGGCCAACTGGGTCAGCTACGCCGACGATAAAGGCCTCACGCTGGCTTTCATTCACGAGGTTGTGCGCGGCCTTCGGGACATGGCACGCGACCACCCGCTGCATAAGCGCGGCGCACAGCTGAGGACCAGCTACATCTTCGGCGACGACTTGGTGTTCAGCGACACCTCCGCGAAGCTGGACAAGTTCATCAAGTCGGAGTCAGCGCAGAGGACGCTGTTCTCCGCTTCGGCGATGGAGAGCCTGAACTTGGAAAGGTTCTGTGCGGGGAACGTGTTCCTGTTCCGCGAGGTGCATACCGACAAGCTGACGCTCGTCCCCGTGGAGGAGATCGAGGAGATCGTCCGAGATTCGTTCGATTCGTCCGTCGTGAAGTATGTGCGTCGCACATGGACCCCAGACGGGCAGAACACGATCAGTCAGTGGTTCCCGACAGCCGAGTATAGGCGGAGCGTACAGAGATTGAGGAAGCCGCCGAACACAGCCTACGAAGTGAACGGCAACTACGTCGTGTACATTCTGTCGTCGGGCAGGCATGCGGGACATGCGTTCGGTGCGCCGGATTCACTGGCGGCTGCCCTGTGGAGCGTCGCCTACTCGGGCTACCTGCGCGACAGCGCTAGGCTATCTAAGGCTCTGTCGAAGATCGCGTGGGCGATCGTCAACAGCAACAACCAGGGCAAGCGGCAGTCAGCGGTGGAGATCTCGAACCGCGGGGACGTGGTGGGCGCCACGGCGAGCTTGGGGCCGAACCAGTCTCTGGCTGGTGTGGGCGTCCCGAGCGCACAGGTCAACTACGGGAACGGCCAGCCTCTGGCGGCTCTCGTGGCGGCGAGCTTCGGCATTCCGGTCATCGCGCTGTTGTCGTCACCGGGTGCGACGGGCGGCTCCTACGGGGCTGCGACGACGCTGGACAGGCCGACGATCAATGGTTTCAAACTGGAGCAACGTAAGTGGAGGGATTTCTTCAAGCAGGTGATGATGGACGTTGACCCGTCGGTGAAGGATGTGGACATCAAGTTCCCGTCGATCGAGCAGGATCCCACCTATCGGGCTTTGCAGTCGCTTGCTACGTCTATGTCGACGGGAGCCATCCACCAGGACGAGTACCGTCAGGCTGTGCTCAATCTGCTCGCGGTGCCCGATATCCACGGCGATGAGCTTCCAGAGCCGAACGATTTTCTGAAGAGTGGTAATGTGTCTGGTGGAGACGACGGCGATGCTGTGCGCGACCCGGTGGCACGTCAGGGCAACCAGGGTGCCGTCCCCGGCGGTTTCAATCAAGGAGACACCGAAGATGAAGATCAGTGAGAGTACGAACACCAGTGTTCTAAAACCCGTTAAGGGTACGCGCAAGTGGCTTGTGCGACTCATAACCGAGGGCCAAGGCTCTACCGGCGTCTATACGAAGGAAGCGCTGCAGGGCAGTTTCGCCGAGGCGTTCCCCGTCGGCACGCACATGTATATAGACCACGCCACCGAGGCGGAGACCGACGAGCGCCCCGAGGGCACGTTGACGAAGCTGGCGGCCGTGATCGCCGAGACGCCCCGCTGGCAGGATGCGCCGGAGCCCGGGATGTACGCGACGATCGAAGTGGTCGAGCAGTGGGCGCCTTTCATCGAGCAGGTGTCGGATATCATCGGCGTGTCGATTCACTGCGGTGCGACGCTGGTGCAGGACGACGACCTCGTGACGGCAGGCGGTCCCACGCCGCCGGTGATAGAGTCGTTCATACCGTCGCCCGTTAATTCCGTGGATTTCGTCACAGTTCCGGGTGCCGGCGGGCGCCTCGTCGAGGCTCTGGAATCGTTCAAAAACGGAAATGCTATTATGGACGGTAGCAACAAACACAATTCCGAAAGGAAGAGAATGGACACTGAGTTCAAGGAGGCCCTGGAGGCCCTGGACACCAAGCTCTCCGCTCTCGTCGAAGCCCTCGCCGATAAGGCTAAGAAGAAGGACGAAGAGGACGAAGAGGACGCCAAGAAGGCCAAGGAGGAAGAAGAGGACAAGGCCAAGAAGGCTAAGGAGGCCATCCTTGCTCTCGCCGACTCCGACCTTCCCGAAGTATCCCGCGTGCGGGTCGCCGAGGCCATCGCTCGCGGCTATGACGCGAAGTCGATCCTCGACCGCGAGACCAAGCTCGTCGAGTCCATCCGCGAGAGCCTGTCGGGCGGCTTCGCCCCCGAGCACGTGCCCTCCGGGAAGGGCGCCGACGACTTCGAAGCCGAATTCGCCAAGCTGACCTGGTAAGGAGACTACCGCATGGCACAGAATCACGTCAAGGGCGGGGACACCTACGAAGTCCAGGTTGACGCCGCCGTCAAGTCGGGCGACGTCGTCGCTGTTGGAAAGGTCGGGGCCGTTGCTCTCACCTCCGCCACGCCCAAGGAAGACAACAACTTCTATTCAACGCTCGCTTTCGAAGGCATCGCACACCTCGGACTGGACGGATCCGTCAAGGCCGGGGACATCGTCACGATCGACGGCGCCACCGAAACCGGAAAGGCGGCTAAGCCCGAGGTCGCGGCCGATCCGAAGGGGAAGATCGTGGTGGGCTTCGTGCTCAACCCGCTGTCGAGCTCATCTACCAAGTACGCCGTCAAGCTCACCCAGGCTTGGCTCTAAGGAGGATATCTACATGGCAATTAACGCGAGGGAAGCCTACAAGGCGGGTATCCTTCTGCACAAGGCGCTTCACGCCGATGATATTCGTGTGCGCAATTCGGCTCGTAAGGATCTGAGTGAGGCCATCTCGACCTCTGACCTCCCGGTCAATCTCGGCCCGACCATGAACAAGATCATGCAGGGCGAGTACCAGCAGGTCCCGTCGAATTGGCGCGAATGGGCGGACACCCTTGAAACCCCTGATTTCGAGACTGTTCCCTACTTCAGCTTCGACTTCACGGACGACAATATCCCCGTGCGCAAGGACGGCAAGGGCTACGTCGCACAGGGGCTGCCCGCTGTCGGCGAACTCGGTGAGTACCCGATCCTCGGTCTGAAGGCTGAGCAGTTCAAGCTGAAGCTGGCGAAGGCCGGTGTCCAGATCCCGCTCTCCTGGGAGACGCTGAAGCGCTACGGAGCTGACTGGGGCCTGATTCCCCGTATCACGAAGGAGCTGGGACGCCGCGCGGCAAACCAGGAGTCGATCGAGGCCGCCCTGCAGCTGGTTCAGCCCGCTGGCCTGAACACGACCAACTTCAAGGCTGCTAACAAGAACGTTCTGGCCGGCAACCCCGAGCTGAGCATCGAGGCGCTGGAGAAGGCTTTCGCACAGCTGGCCACTACCAAGTACAACGGCCGCCGGATCATCATGCCGACGAAGTTCAACCTGATCGTCCCCCCGGCTCTCGCAAGCCGCGCCGAGCAGATCATGAAGGTCGTCGAGATCCGTCGCCAGAATGGCACTGAGACCCAGGTGATGGGCAACACGGTATCCGGTAAGGTCGCGAATGTCTTCGAGGTGCCCGAGCTTGCTCTGATCGCTGGTGAATACGCCGACAAGTGCTGGTTCCTTCTGCCCCCGAAGAACTCGATGCCCCGTAAGAACATCGTGAACGTGTTCCTTGAGGGCGAGACTGCTCCGAAGATCTTCGTCGAGAAGACCACGAACAGTTCCGAGCTCGACGGCTCATTCGATAACGATGCGTACAGGACGAAGATCCGCCACCTCGTCAAGTCCGCTTTCATCGCCCCGGAGGGCACCCTGGCCTCCAGCGGTGCGGGCGCCTGATAACGATACCCGACAAGGATGGAAACCCCGCCCTCACAAGGGGCGGGGTTTCCTGCAGTGGAAAGGAGCTGCCGTGCCCGACAAGCCGAAGATAACGGTCGATGAGCTTAAGCTCTTCCTACCCGGCGTCGACCTGGAAGCCAAGCTGCTCGAACGACTGTGCGCACTGTACACGAACGTGTTCAAGGCTGCGGCTGCCGCTCTGCGCGCCTATGCGGCGAAGCTCGTGTCGGAGGGCGGGGTCGAGAACGTCAAAGCTGACGACTTCACGCTGTCCGGCGGTGATAAGAACGTCGAGGCACTGCTCGCCCTGGCTGACAAATACGACGCACAGGGGGACGCGCTGGAGAACGGCGAAGGACTCGTTCTCGTCCCGATGAAGGGGGACGACGTGTTCGGAAGAGCGAGGGAATTCCTTGGCCGGTATCTCTGAAGGCCGCCTGGCGATGGCAGCAAAACGCATCGAACGCTATATGGTCGATGAGGTGACGATCTACGATGGCAAGAACATCAAATATGACGCTAAGACTGACAGCTATGATTATGGCTCAGTCATATATTCTGGGAAAGCGCGTATACAGCCGATACGCCAACCTGAGGTAGCGAACGACCAGATCGCGCCCCAGACGACTAACCGTGTGCGCGTACAACTCCCACGCTCGACGATGTCGCTTAACATACCGATGGCTGCACGCATCAAAGTAGTGAAGACGCAGGACACCCCGCACATGGCCGGCTACCTGATGACGGTGTCGTCTGTGATCGACGCCTCGCAGTCATTCGAGCGAACAATCATTTGCAACACGCCGATGAACAAGGCGGAGGTGTAGGTATGAAAATCCGCACAAAAATCGGAGCCAACAAGTTCACGAAGTATGCCAAACGCGTTCAGGACTTCAGAGAATACGACCTATTCGCCAACGTCATCGACAAGATCTCCGAAGAGATCCCGCCGGCTTTGCAGGAGACGATCGAGAAGACCCCGTCCGCTCTAGTGCCAGGGAAGATCGGCCGTATCTGGACGAGCCACATGCACGACAGCGTGAGCGTCGTCGTGCCGGACAACGTAACGGTCGAGTATGGCTGGATCGAGGGGTCCAACAAGTTCGACGGCGGCTGGGACCACGACTACATCCTCGGCCAGGAGTATGGCGATGATAGAGTGTGGGGCATGAAGGCCTTGGACAAGGTGGCGAAGCAGGTGAAGCTCGACGAGAAGACCCGCAAGGAGGTCTATACGGAGACTCGCCGCATCTGGAAGTGGGGAAGGTAGCGACGAATGGCCAAATACATCGACGACATTATGGCGAAGATCCGCGAGCTCTCCGGGGTGCCGCCCCAGAGGGTTGTCGAGGAGGTGGCGCTGCCGGACTTCGACGAAGGCCAGAAGATGCCGTATATCGCCGTCGTGTTCGGCACGCCCGGGCATATCAGCCAGGCGACGAGCATCGTCTCTCAGCTCAACGACGGCTACCGGGTGTTCTTCCTGTGCCATGTGCGAGCACTCACCGCGCAGCATGCCCGCGAGATCGGCGAGCGTATTCTGTGGGGCCTGGTCGGCTTCGAGCCGGACAACAGCGGAGGGATCACGGTCCACGGCGGTCAGGGCTTGAACTACGCCGGAACCAACCACAAAGTGGTGCAGTGCGGCTATGAGCTGTACTGCTCCTTTATCACGAACCTCAAAAACCGTATTTGATAGGATGGTGCATATGGGCCTCTACAAAGACATGAACACCGGGGACGTCGGAACGTACCCGGATGACTTCGCTCAGTTCTTCGGCACACTCGTACCGATAACCGAGGAAGAGCCTTGTAGCGACTGTTTCATTGACAACGACAACGAAAAAAGGGGGAAGCACAGTGGCTAACGAAGTTCGCATGCTTCGCGGCAACGTGACTATTCTCTTCGCCGCTCCTGAGGCATTCGCTGACTGGCAGCATCCCACGGCGGCGGAACTCAACGCACAGTTCAGTGCGACCGACAACCCGCGCAACCTGGTGTTCAATGTGTCGTGTGCGATCCTGGACGGCTATTCGCTCGGCGAAACCGACCCCGACACGGACAACACTCGAACGATCTGCGACATCTCCGAGGTGGAGAACCCGACCCTCGCCAAGTACGAGGGCAAGTTCACCGCACTCCGAGACGAGAGCGTGGACGACCAGGGCGTGTTCAACATGATCCGCGATATCACGATGAAGCCCGATATCACTCTGTTCATCGTGGAGCGCATCGGCAAGCGCCCGAACAAGCCGTTCGAAGTCGGCGATGTGTTCAGCATCTACCGCTTCCAGACCGACTACCCGGTTGACGGGTACGAGTCGAACGGCTTCATCAAGTACGAGCCGAACTTCCTTCAGAACGGCGCGTTCGTCCTCAACGAGAAGGTGGCCGCATAATGGATAAGAAAGTACTCTCCAACGAACACGTCAACGTCTGGGTTCTTCCCAAGGCGTCCGTGAAGGATATCAACGCTATCACCGTGGAGGAAATGAACTCTGCGGTGGCTATCGGTGACGCGATCAACTGGGACGACACGACGATCCCCGCCGCGAAGGCGTCGAAGGAACAGTCGTCCCTGTCTCTGCTCGACGCTGCCGGGTCTTCGTCCCGTGGCGCCGCACAGTACGAGGGCTCCCTCACCATGTACTACCCGACGAACCCCGACGATGCGAACTCGATCTACGCCAAGGCGTGGAACATGTTCAAGAAGACCCGCGTCGACCTCGTTCTGGTTGTGCGCGGTGTCCTGAAGGGCCGCGAGCCCATCGCTGCCGGTCAGTGGTACTGCGCGTTCCTCATGATCGAGTCCACGTACAAGAACACGCTGGAGGGCGACAATCCGACCCGCTACACGGTGTCGTTCCTGCAGCAGGGCCAGCTGGCAGTCAACGGCGTCTTCAAGGACAGCACGACGGCGATCACCGACACGGAAAATCTTACGGTGTCCCTCAACGAGCACCGGCCGATCCTGCCGAAGATCCACGGCCATGTGGCTCGCTCCGTGTGCTCCTACCTGTCGAAGGACACCTCGACTGTGTCGGTCAGCCCGCTCGGTGTGGTGACCGGCCTGAAGGCGGGCAGCGCGGATGTCATCGTCAGCCACCCCGCCTGTGCGAATGTGACAGTCAAGGTGACTGTGGCATAGCGCACACCTCAGCGAATAGCACAGGGCGTCTCCTCTCCGCCCTGTGCTATTCTTGTTTACGACGTTACCCTAACGCCTAACAGAGAGGATCTCAACTATGGACATTTTCGAGGTGCTGTCCCGATCGAAGGCGCCGAAGGCTGAGAAGGTCGTGTACCTCGACGCCGAGGCGGTGCAGGACGTCGAGAGGCTCATCAAAGAGCAGGCCGACGCTGACGTGATCAAGGAAGCGGTGAAGAGACGGGACGCCTCTAAGCTGACGTTCCACCTCCAGTCGGTGACAGCCGATGTGCGCGAAGAGCTGATGATCGGCATCGAAAGCGCCGACAAGACGAAGAACAAGACGAAGCGTGTGTCGGAGGCCTATCTGGCTCTCCTGTCGAAGACGCTGTACAAGATCGAAGACGCCGAAGGCAACGTGGATGAAAGGAAATTCAACTCCGAAGAGATCCGTAAGATCCTGAACGCTCTGCCCGGCGAACAGTATCTGGGCCTGCTTGTGGCGGCGATGAACCTTCTCGGGGCTTCCGCCGACTACGACAACGCGGTGACGGTGGATTTCTGATAGACGCCCTCCAAGACAAAGGGGGGAGCGGCGCTCTATCGATGGTTAGGACGGCGGTGGACCTGCACATGAGGCCCACCGCCGTTATCTATAACCAGCCCGACCCTTTCGGGCATTGGACGGAACTGGACTATAAGCTTGTGTTGGCTTACAAGACGGTTAAGGACGAGACATGTCAGAAGTGTGGTAACCCTATCTGGCTATGTCATTCGAACGATCCTGATATAGCATGGCGCGCAGAGGATAGAACATGCTATGCTACTAAAGCAAGGATGATGCATGATTGGGTCAGCACACACCGAGCCACCGATCCGCCTCCCTATGAGGACAAGCAGAAGTGGGGCAAGGACACTGTGATGACACCGTACATGCCCGACTACGCGGAGCGAGACCTGCCCACGAGGATGGACTACTACAACAGGAGTGAGTGATGCCTGATATCAAGCAGACTATCGAGTTCAACGTACAGGGTACGTCTGAACTCCACGAGGCTGCGGAATCCATCAACACTATCGCACAAGCCCTTGACAACATCAAGGGCAAGGTCGTCGGCGCCGACATCGGCAAAGGCCTGGACGGAGCCGGTCGAGGCGGCCGAGAGGCCGGGGAGGGCTTCGATAGGGCAGGCCGGGCCGCAGAAGAGGCGAAGTCTCGCATATCCAACATGCGCTATGCCCTCTACGACGTGGCCGCCGTTATGCAGAACATCTCGAAGACGACGATTGGCGCGTTCACTACCGTCGTCAAAGAGTCGATGGACTATGAGTCGGCCTTCGCACAGGTGAAGCGGACTAACGACATCGCCGGGAAGTCCGCAGACGAGCTGCGCGGCAAACTTGAGCAGATGGCCGCCTCCGTCACGACGACGAACTTCAAGGATTTGTCGAACATCGCCGCTCTCGGCGGACAGCTTGGCGTCGCTAAAGAGTCCATCACCGACTTCACCGAGACGGTCGCGAAGCTGTCGGCCACCACGGACTTGTCGCTCGACAAGTCCGGAGAGACGATCGCGCGCTTCCAAACGATCATGGGCACGACCGGCCAGAATTTCGACAACATCGCCTCCTCGATTCTGAAAGTCGGTGTCAACTCAGCAGCGACGGAATCCCAGATCGCCAACACATCCACGCAGATCTCCGCCATGGGTAAGTTCGCCGGCATGACCGAGTACCAGGTGGTCGGCCTGTCCGGAGCCCTGGCGTCCATCGGCGTCGCACCCGAGCTTTCCCGAGGCGTCATCACACGTATGTTCACCCAGATGCAGAAAGCCATCAGGGGCGGCGGCGACGAGCTCAACCTGTTCGCGCGCGTGGCTGGCGTCTCCGCACAAGAAGTCCAGTCCGCGTGGGGCACATCTAAGTTCAGCGACATCTTCGTCAAGTTCATCGCCGGGCTCAAGAATCAGGGCCAGGGCGCCATAGGCGTGCTCAAAGACCTGGGCATCAAGGCATCCCGCGACGTCCCGACGATCCTCCGTCTAGCCGAGGCGCACAAGACACTCGAACAGACGATGAAGGACGCCGAGTCCGGCTACAACGACTCGAAGACGCTCAACGATCAGTACCAGCAGATCGCGTCCACCACGGCCGGCAAGCTGGAGATGTTGAAGAACTCCTGGGCGAACCTGAAGGCCGAGATCGGCCGGTCTTCCAACTCGGGGATCGGAGACATGCTCGGGTCCCTCACCGGATTGGTGACGGTCCTGACGAACCTCGTGCAGAACCCCGCAGCGCAGTGGGTCGCCAAGCTGGCCGGTGCCTTCCTGACGGCCGGCGGCATTATGGCCGGCTACTACGCCAAGCAGGCCCTTGTGCTCGGCGGCGCCTACGCTTTGACGACGGCGCAGAGGTCGATGGGAATCGCTATGCAGCACCCCATCACGTCTATCCGCTCGCTTCTGTCGGCCCTCGCGGAGACGGTTAAACTATACAAGCTCTCGACAGTCTCCGTCAACGAGCAAACAGGTGCTCTCTACAAGAACGCCGGTGCCGCTCGGGGCGCAGCAGGCGCACAGCGGGCGGCCGGTCAGGCAGCCGCCTCGCAGTCCGCAGCCGGGGCTGCAGCAGGGGGGGCAGGGCAGGCTTCCAGTGCGATGGGCACGGCCGCCAAGGCCACCTCGGGGCTTATGGGCGCCCTCAAAGGGCTTGCCGCAGGCGCCGGTATATCCCTGTTTTTCACGGGGTTGGCGAAGGTGACGGAGTCCTGGACGAAGAGGTCTGAAGCCGCTAGGGCCGAGGCCAAGGCGCTTCAGCAGGCTCAGGCCGACCTCGCGCAATCGGTGATGCAGGACACGAAGGCCTTCGAGGAAGGCGGGAGCGCGGCCTACGTGTTCGCGAAGGCCACCAACAAGGCCGGCGAGTCTATGTCCTCGCAGCTGTTCTCCACGTCGGACGCCAATGCCCAGACGAAGGCCCTCGCACAGGCACAGGAGCTCCTCGCACAGAAGACCGGTCAGTCGACCGACGAGATATCGAAGCAGACGTATGCGATCGGCGAGAACTCGTTGAAGAAAATGGCTGAGCAGATCGCCGGGAATACGGGCTTCAAGCAGTTCGGCGACGAGCAGCTGGCCACGCTGCGCCAGATGGGCTTCTCCGTACAGGAGTACTCGAAGCTCGTCACGCAGGGCAACTCGGAGATGACAGACTCGCAGAAGAAGCTCGCAGAGCTCTACCGTCAGAACGGTTTCGGTTCTATAGCCGACGACATCGAACGCAGCACCCAGAAGTCCAGCCAGTACATCGACTCGTTCAAGAACAAGATCCAGGAGATGGTGGCATCCGGAAAGATCTCCTGGTTCGACGGCGAGAAGATCCTCGACACCTTGAAGAAGATCGACGACAACGCCCACCAGACCTTCGATGGTGTGCGCAACGAGTCCGACCTGGCCGCACAGACCATGAAAGGTCTGAAGGGCGACACCGCCGACGCCGCGGACGAGATGGACAACATGGGCGAGAAGGCCGACAAGGCGGCCAAGGAGCTCAAGAAGGTCGTCGACTCCGCGCTGTCCGGCGACGAGGCATTCGTCAACCTCGAAGACGCCGTGGCCAACCTCGGCGAGAGCCTGTACAAGAACGGCATGAACTTCGACGAGTTCTCGGAGGCCGGCAGGTCTAACTTGAAGGCGCTCTATGCCGTTGTGCGCCAAGCAGCTGAGGCGTCCGGCGGGGACGCCGAGGTGATGAACGCCTATATCCAGCAGATTATGCAGCTGCTGCGCAGCCACGGCGTCGGCTCCGTGCAGGTGCTGGAGCGGGTGGAGCAGCGTCTGCACGCCGTGGCCAACAAGGCGACGCAGTCGGCGAATCAGATCTCGAAAGCCGCTGTGCTCGCACAGAAGGCCGGAAATGCGATCGGCATGATCGCCGCCAGCATCGCCACGGGAAAGGACTTCTCGAAGGAGGCCTCGGCTTCGCTGCAGGGCCTCGGGAAGTCCTCCACCGCCGCTCTGCCGTCCATCAAGGACCTGGGTAAGGCTCTCGACCAGGGCTTCGCGAGGGGCGCCAGGAACGCCGCCAAGCACGCCAAGAAAGCTCGGCACAGAACGAGGAAGCTCGGGGACCGTGCGAAGAAGGCGGGCAAGAAGATCAAGGAGGCGGCGAAGGAGATAAAGACCTTCACCGATTACATCAGCGAGCTGTCATCCGTGGCGAATGCAGCCTTCAACTTCAGGTGGGAGTTCCCCAAGTCGCTGGACGAGACGGCGAAGTCGTTCAAGACGATCAAGTCGTACTTCGAGAACGCGGCGAAGGACGCGCAGTCGGCGAATAAGGAGATCGGCGACGCCAACAAGTCGATCGAGGAGACGCGCAACAAGATCGCCGAGCTGGACGCCGAGCTGTCGAAGCTGCAGTCGGACCGGAACAAGTTGACTTTCCAACTGAAGGTGGCCGTCGACTACGGCGACACGCTGCGGGCCGACGACATCCGCGCCGAGCTGCAGAAGAATGCCGTCGCACAGCAGAAGAACCGCACGGATCGGAAGAACGCCGAGGGCGATCAGGCCGGCAACTACCAGAAGTTGTACGAGGCTATGCAGAAGCTCTCGGACGCACAGCAGAAGGCGCGGCGCGACTTGGCGGGCTTCTCGGACGCCGCTAGGGAACAGCGTGGTAACGTGCTGTCCCTCGTCGAGGCCTACCAGAAGCAGGTGCTCGCATACGCCAACACGGGCGCCAGTCAGCAGCAGGTGCTCGCCTACGCCTCTGCCTTGAGGGCGGAGTTCATCAACAATATGACCTCGATGGGTTACTCCCGTGCAGAGACCGAGAGGTACGCGGCGACGTTCACAGACCTGTCGAAAGTCATCAACGGCGTGCCGCGTAACTTCACAGTAGGCGTGAACGCCGACCCTGCCTTGCGTGCACTGTCAGACCTTGAGGCGAAGAACCGCAAGTCGCAGCATTCGATGGACGACAACAGGGATGCCGCAGACAAGCTCGGCAACTCGCTGAACAACACAGGCGGGGATGCGGCCGGCCTCGGAGGTGCCCTCGGCGGTGGAGGCGTCGGCGGAGCTGCCGAACAAGCGGCTGTGACGTTCCAGCAGCTCGGGCAGATCACGGGCAATATCGGCGCGGAGATGTGGAAGGCCGCGGGCTCGGCCAACACAGCCGCACACGGGCTGGGCAACATGGGCAATCAGGCTCACGGCTCTGCCTACTCGATGGATGTAGCAGGTAACAAGGCTGGTTGGATGTCCTATGCAATCAACGGCATCCGAGAGGCCGGCTATGGTGCGTTCAGCAACATCATCAGCAGCGCGCAGCAGGCAGGGTTCTCGTTCAACCAGGCTGCAACCGACGCCATCAACCTGTGTAATCGTGTGCGAGATCTCCGAAGCCTATCGGTGGGCCAGTTCATGTTCGGCTTCAACCAGGCATGGGGGTTCTCCACGGGCGGCAAGGTCGGCGGATCCTCGTACAGCGGAGGCAAGCAGTCCACGGACACGGTGCCGGCCATGCTAACGCCAGGCGAGTTCGTCATCAACCGGCAGGCCGCACAGACCGTCGGCTACGGCTTCCTGGAGGCCGTCAACTCCGGCCGCGCCGCTGCCTCGGGGGCTTCGGCCGCGTCGTCCGGCAGTGCAGGCGGCGGATTCGGCGGGGGTCCGATTCTCGTCGAGCTGTCCGGAACGGACAGGCATATCCTTGTGAGCGCGGTCAACAAACCGACGGTGATAGACGGCAATGCTATAGTGGGAATGGTCAACGGCTCTAACGCCATGGCATCGAGGAGAGGAGCATAGGAATGCCTAAACGACCCAAAGTGTGGTTCGGCACGCTGAACGACATGCGCTGGATTGACGCACCCGTGGCTAACTTCCAAAGCAACAGCACAGGGTTCAACTACAGCGCTACGACGCTGAGAGGCGACGGCTTCGCCAAGAGGTCTGCGTTGACGCACAGGGAGTTCACGCTCACCTGGGCGGCCAACACAGTAGCCGAGCACGCGGCCCTGCTGTACCTGCTGTCCACCAACGAGCTGCTCTACTACGTGGACCCGCTGGCTATGAAGACGAACCTCCTGCCGGGGTTCATGTCGCACTACATCCCGAACGCCACGGTTTTCACCGACGACATCCCGCACGTGGCCACGCCGGGCGCCTACAACGGCGCGCCGGCGTGGTCGTGGAATCCGGCGTGGATATGGCAGATCGGCCAGAAGATCCACTGGCCGGAGGGCTACAAGCTGTGGGCGGGGTGCCGCGGTGACGGAACGATCCAGATAAACGACACGGCGGTGACGGCGGTGAGCGAATTCGACGGTCGCTACGTCACGACGATGATCCCGACGAACAACGTCAGCAACCCATGGGGTGAAATCCAGATGTGGGCGGGCTCACGTATTTCGAGTATCTGTGTGCGAGCCTACCCCGAGACGCAGGTGAAGACGATCAACGACGTGCCGAACAACTACGGGCCGTTCCTGCCCGGCATGGGATATGGAGCACTCCAGCAGAAGGAGCCGTATTCGATACAAGAGTACAGCGCGGCCATTGATGGCTATGAGGTAGCCGTGACTGCGACGTTCGTTGAAAAGGTGCTGCTGTGAGCATCGCGCCCGAGCCTTTCGAATACAGGACGGACCGCTCGCTGGAGTCGTTCTCCGCACAGTGGGATCGCATGTCGTACAGCGTTCCGGGCGGCACCAAGGGCTACCCGGTTATGACGTTGACAGACCGATTCTTCAAACCCGCGGACGTGTCGACGGCGTGGACGAACAAGCACCCCGTGTCGAGCGTGTACGAGTTCCGGGGGGATGTGCGAACGTTCACATCCAACTACTCGACGAACACCGTTACGGTGGACGACCTATGCTACAAACTCAAGCAGGTGAAGGTCGTCCCCACCCAGTACAATAACTTCCGAAACGTGGTCGTCGAGCTGTTCAAGCTGTGCGATTATGACAAGGTGTATGTGGACGGCTTCATCAAGTCCGACCAATACAACCCGATCATCATGGCGCCGGGTGGGTCGTTCAACGTGTGGGACTACCTGAACGCTTTGTGCGCCGTGCACAACGTGTACATGCTTCGTCAGAACTCGAACCTGCTGTTCCTTCGCGACAATAACTTCCTGAAGGAACACATGAACAACGTGACAGGCATGAGCTACAGCGTGGACCTCGCACAGTCCACTAAGACCGTGAAGACGACGTATAGGCCTATGCGTTACGCTTACAACGAGTACTTGCCGTTGAGCAAGGAGTCTAGGGACACGATCATCCAAGTGGACGCCCGGAAGACCGTGGAGCAGACGATCACGCTCGACGCCTACGTGATCGAGGCTATGACACCATGGGTGACCCAGTGCAAGGATTACATTCCTGCGAAGGACACATCGGGTCTGGAATATACGGCCTACTGCGTTGCCGGCAACGACGGACTGCCCATCACGGCGTCTCAGTGGCTGGGACAGGGCGGCAGCCTGTCTGTGCGGCTCGACCCGAAGAACCACAACCAGATCATCGTGACTGTGCGCGGAATGGTTACGTCCGACTACTCGCCGTTCCGCATCGCCGCCTCCTCGGGACCGTCCAACTACTACAACTCGCTGCGTTTCCGCGGAACCGGACTGGTGATGGGCCCGGAGGATACATACGTAATGCACACGGGGTCTTCGACACTGGGCAGCGATGAGGAGCAGATTAACAACCCGTTGATCAACACGCCGTCACTGGCGATAGACAACAGCCTCAGGGCCGTGTGGGAGAAGTCGGGGTCGATCCCGACGATCACACTCACTTCTCCTAACCTGGAGAGCCGCACACCCTCGGTGACAGGAAATGACCTGTTCCTCGCTGCCGGGTCTGCCTTCGACTATGGGGGGGACCGATTCATGACGACGCACGTCGATATGAACAACCAGGAGATCACAGTGACGGCCACGTCCCGTACAACTTGTGATGAGTTCTCCAATAAGATCGATACGGGTGTTTCGCTGGCCGATTACGAGGCTAAGATCCCGAAGACGATATACAACGTTTTACAGTTCAACCAACCGCACAAGGAGTACAAGCCGGAATGATACCCAACAAGAACCTCGGCGCTGGCGACACATGGGGTGCGTGGGTGCAGGACGAGATTTCGAACATTAACGCCGGTCTCAATAACATGGGGATCGGGGGTGTGCGCAACTCTCTGAACGGCCTGATGTCGAATATGGACAACACCAACAACAAGATGTCCTTCCGTTCTCTCACCGGGGATTTGAGGCAGCTCGGGCCCGATACCCATAATGTAATGATGGCTGAGAGCGTCCTAAATTACCCTGAGAACGGGAGGAGTTATTTGAACTTCTTCTTTTTCGGCAGTGGGCGTTACGTGAATAAGGGCTCTTCCGATGCATTTCGGTCGAAGATGCAGTTGGTGCTCCAAACGGCTTGGACACCGGTGGGTGGCACGCAGACGAAATACGAAGAGTACTACATTTCGCAGATGCCGGGTATGTTCAACGGTGAGATCAATCCCGGTTATTATGATCTCTACGCATTCTACAATATAACAATGCCGCGTGTCACACAGGTAGTTTTTCGGCTCATCGGGGAAAACCGGTTGACTAACAACCCAGATCCGAAAGAATATAACTACTTCAACGGCACTATACTGGTAATGGAGTCCAACCAGCCTAACACGTAAAGAGAGGAAAAATGGCTACAACCGACAGCAATGGGATCGCGCACATCGAGGGCACGGACCCGGTCAAACCCCTGCAAGGTTTGTTCAACACGATATCTTCTTCCGTGTCCAACGCAGTGGGCAAACTGCGGAAGCAGGTCATCTACCCGGTGAAGTCGCGGTGGGATGCACAGAACAAGGTGGACGAGCTGAAGCGCCAGGGTGTGGAGGGAACGGCCGACGAGCCTATCGTCTTCAACATCTTGAACGACCGTATCCAGCTACAGCATGACGGATCGGGGTTCACTTATTTCAGCGCACAAATGGCGGTTCTAGCAGCCGGGGTGTTCGAGACCGGGTACCAAAGGTGGAACCTATACGATATAAAATCGTTCACTGTGCCCTTCCCCGAGGAACTTGACCGCATCCCGCGTTCGCTCCTGTGCCAGGTCACAGACGCCATCACGCACAGTATCATTGCATTCCCGGTGGATAAGAAGCAGTTCGGCGTTGCCACAGCGTGTAACTGGAAGTGGGGTGTTGACTCGAATGTTCACGTCAGCTGGGTGGCGCTCGGCTGACAACGGCATAAACGCACAGAAGAAGCCCCCGCGCAATGCGGGGGCTTCTTCCTACTCACCTGCCTTATAGCGTCTCCACCACCGGTGGATGTCTGTGTTCGGCGTATACAGCCAACTCGGGCCGATTATATTGAATAACACGTCAACGAACCTGTGCGAGCCGTTGCCCTGGCCGTTCCAGGGATGCGAAGAGAACGGGTCATCCGCGTCCCACTCGAAGACTGGGCCGATGCCCGCCTTTCCGAGGCGCACGGCCAGCTCGAAGCAATCTTCGACGTGCAGTGCCTCGTTGTCGTAGCAGTATTTCCTGATCCACCGTGCGGTGTTCCATTTCTTGATCATCAATTGGTCCTTTCTCTTGTCAATTGCAGGATCCCGTGGTAAAAGGCTTCGGAAGCCTGTTGGGGTGTGCACGCGTTTCCGAGGGCCGCCAACTGCGCTGTGCGCGACACGTCGTCCGCGTCGGTCACCCACCCTTTCGGGAAGCCCATCATCCACTCGATGAACTCTACGTTGAGAGTCCCCTTAGGCTTCGCAAGTGGAGGGGCCTCGCGACCGAGTGTTTCCTCCCAACGCTCGATGACCGCCCCGTAGGAAGCCCTCACTTCGTCTTCGCTCCAATACTTGAGGTCGTAGAAGGATGGGCGCTTGGAATACCCGGGGCTTTTCCTGCCGTCCATTCTGGACCTGTTAGGTGTCGGCAGACAGCGTAGCCGTGTGTCAGGCCTAACTTCGACTAGCTGTGCGTTGAAAGGGACAGCCCGTTTCTCCGTACGTTCGGCGAAGACGAAGAGCCTGCTTCTCTTGTGCGGCATGCCGAGGCGGCTCGCAGGGAGTAACACAGAGCTTGTCGAGTAGTCAGCTTCGTTCAACGCGTCCAAGAGCACGTCATATGCGCCCTTCGTGAGAGCCCCTGCGACGTTCTCCCACAAGACGTAATCCGGCTTCTTCGCCTTCACGGCTTCGATGAACGCGTAGAGAAGAGAGCTCTTCTCGCCCTCCAGCCCTTTACGGGCTCCGAGGTGTGAGAAGTCCTGACAAGGCGTCCCTCCGGTAATGCAGTCTACGTCGGGTACCGCGGACCAATCGATTTTCGCCACATCGCCGAGATTGGGCACCCCGTGGAACATAGTTGAATGATCAAGTATTTTCAGCGCATTCCCGTCGGTCTCTGCTATCCACTCGATATCGTTGCCGTACGGAGCGATGGATGTCACTGTGTCGCATACCCCGAGCTCCAATCCGCCTACGCCTGTGAAAAGCGATCCTATCTTCATTTCCATCCTCTCTCGTACGTGGGTTTGTGGTGTGCGCGCTCAACCAGGTAGGCGATGGCGTGCCGTGCGGCTTCTCTCCTGTCGTGGTGGTGGTCCTCGACCTTCTCGAATAGGAGGCCGAGGCGTCGGAGGTTCTCATCGCGGACGAACAGCCGCTGTTGCGGTGTGCGCCACACAATCTCTTTTCCAAGGAACCGGCCGAAGACATGGACGGCGCCCTCGACGCGAACCGGGTTGATGTCGGCTCCGGGGATGTTGCGGTTGACATACTTCTCGCACACCACAACATCCGGATGTACCATGCGGTCGAACATTCGCTTGTAGAACCAGTCGTAGGTCTCCTCGGTTCCGGGGTTCCACGAGTTGAGGAGTCTGGCCGGCTTGTCCCCCTCATAGTTGAGGAGGACGATGCCGGTCGTCCCCCCGACCCCGCAGGGATCGATAGCCAACAGCGTCGTCATCGCTCGTCC